ATTTTTTTTGCGGTCATGGCTTTAAGAAGTTGAGTCTTGAAATTAGTTGTGGCCTTCTGTAACTGAAGGTCTCCCGCTTTTTCTAAAAGGTAAACATCTATTGTGTTTGCTGAAGAATAGGCGTTTCTAGTTGTAGCTGTAGCTTTTCCTACGGTGCCGAACGTACTGATGAACGAATTAGCAAACGAAGAATAATCCTCCAAAGTAACTAGTCGATCCTGTCTCCTAAATGTTAAGGGAGCATATTTCTTTGCGTGTTCTATAGTTTCAGCGTTTGCTCCACCAGTGGCCTTAGACGTATTTGTCATTGTCCCTTGATAGCTTGTTCCCCCATTGTTCGCTTGTACAGAAGCGTTTATGGACCGTTTCTCCAGGTTTCCTCTAGTCCCCCCTCCCACTCTGTAAGTGACAGAGTATGCGGCGTCAGAAGGGGGCGATATTCCTGCCACCCCATTACCAAAAATTATGGTAGCGTTATAAAAATCGTCGTAGGTTATTTCAAAAATTTTATCTGAAGCGCCTGAAGCAAAGTAAACTGAGTCCACTTCCTTATATGCCCCCGCCGTATCTTCAGTGTTAGATTGAATAAATACTTCCACACTACCCTCAACCACAGGCCCATCAGTTAAAGGAATAGTTTTTTGGCCTTCCGTAGCAGCGAACTCTCCTGTCTCAACAACTAGTGCCCCCTCTTGAATAACCAAGTTTGAAAAGACATTCTTATTATCTCCTAAACCCTCACCACTAGGGTCTAAAAATATTTGAGCAGTTCTATTTGCATTATCAACTAAACCGTTAACAACCTTATAAAGAGTGTATGACGCTTGTGCTCCGTCTTCTGGGGATTGAAGCGTAAACACTCTTTCTGAAGGATTAATAACTAGTTGAGACACGCTTGTAAGGTCTTCGTTTGAAAAGGTTAGCTGTGCATCGGCAGCGGCTGATAGTGGTCCTCGCATGCGAATCCCGATTAACTCCAATAGCTTCTTTACGCTGGCTCGCTGCTGGGCAGTAGAGAGGTAATTCTCATTAGCTAACATGTCAGCCTTCATAGAAAGCACTGATCCCATGTAAGCAGCTAACTCTATAAACATCATGCCTAAATCAGATTCTACAAAATACTTATAATCGTCAGGATATACCGCTTTTATATAAGAAATAAGAGAATCCCTAAGAGATAAGAAGTCTGTGGCAGCGAAGTCTATAAGATCCATTCTCCTATTAAGAGCTAGTGGAGCTAACTTCATAAAGTCCGAAGATATAGTACCAGAAAAATTCATTGTATTTTTGCCTCGATATCAAAAACTTCTAGATCATCTGTGTCCAAACTAACAGACAAGATAACCCTGAGTCCGTTTCCGCCAGTGGCGTCATATTCCCCGGTTTCAAAAACGGAGACTCTCTGTAAAGTAGCCCCCACGATATAAGAAGAAAAAGATACACTTATGGTGTTTCTTATTGCTTCGAACAAATCAGCAGTAATCGGTTTAAATAAATATTTACGCAAGTTACAACCATAGTTAGGCAGCATGAGCCTCTCCCCTCTTTCTGTTTTTAAGAGTTGCGCCACGGCCTGTCTTATCATCTCTCTACCACTATTCTTCTTAAAAAATCCTCCCGTATATGTATCCTTTCCCAAAGGGAAAGTTAGACCATATACCTCTTGCCGCTTGGCTCTAGGAGCCTGTTCCTCATACTTGGTGGGTCTTATCCCAAAACGAAATACTGTTGAATTAGCGGACATTAGATTTTAATATTCTTGAAGAAGCCCTTCTGGGCATCATAATTTATTTTTACCTCTGTACTATTTAGTGCTTTCGAGTAAAATTTTAAGCTTCCTAAGTGTCCCCGAAGACCACTTGTTATTCCTCCTCTGTCACCTCCCATAAAGTTTCCTTTATAGTACATACCATCTGTGTAACCCCCTCCGACAATCCAAGGAGTGTAGAAGGTATTTAAGAGTGGACCCTCCCTCAGAATCTGGGGTGCGTCTACTGTCGTAGAAGAATACTCGAAGCTGTTAGCTTTCTTGAACGTGGGCAATGCCGCTGCTTGACCCATAGGCATACCAAACACATCTGTCATGGAAGATAGTGCTATTAAGTCTCCATCCGCATACATTTTAACTTCGTTTCTTATTGGATCACAAGCCACATCAATCAACACAAACTGTGAAGAAACATCCCCAAACTTGGTAGAGTTTAAGTCTACTTTCATCTTAAGAAGGTCTGGGTAATTTACACAGTCACTCTTGTTAACAAATGAAGCCGCAGAAGCATCTCTAGATATTGTCGGAGCTATGAAAAAGCTTAAAGAAGATACGGGATCATTGGCTGCATTATCATTGCTGTGGTAGATTGGATTAGACGAAGTTGATGTTTGAGTTATTCGCCTGTCCCTGGTGAATCCGCAAAGCATACCTCGAACCAGTTGTTCTCCCCTGTTGTTAGGTAAGAAGTCCAAGTCTCTTACTGATCCGTCCGTATCTAGATTTGACACCCCCTCCTTAATTCCCACGTTCTCGCTTGCTAAAACAACCTTAGTTAGTGAAGAAGGGCCTCCACTCAACCAGCCTTCTGCGGCGTCTGTAATATTTGGCACATGCACCCAGAACTCCATACTAAAGCCAGAGGGGGAGTATGTTAAGTTTCTATACTCAGGTGTGTCAGGAAGCTTTACATAGCTTCCTAAGGCCGAAGCAGCTTCCACCTCAGTTGTCTTGTTTTTTACTATACCTTGTAGGTAAGGAATGCCCAAACCAGAAACAAAGATGTCTCTCTTAGATGTGCCTACTAACTGAGCGTTATTGTACATATCCTCCGTAGCGCAGTTGGTGGTTTGGAATTCCTCTGAACCAGGAAGCTCCAAGTCCGTATCTAAAAAGTTGTATATTGCAAAAAGGTCTTCAGTTACAATAGCGTCAGTCAACGAAAGCACCGCTGCATTAATATTATCTACTGAGGATGGGGTGTAAATAATACTGCCTCTTCCAACTGTTGGGACATTCAAGTGCTCGTAGCTAAGTGAATCCGGCTTGGCTGTTGTCCTCACATACTTAGCATTAATAGGAAGAACAATTCCGTCAACTTCAGCTTGCTCAAAAACAAGAGCTTTTTGCTTTTCTAGATCAACCTGAAGGTTATAATCAGCAAGGAAAGAGAAATCATTTATAGGAACTTTTCCTGGAGCAAATACGGGCGCTGTTTCCCCGCCGTAAATCTGTGGGGCCTTCACAGCGACTTCAATCTGCTTTTTTCTTCTGTTAAGTTTATCGTTATGATTAGCTATCTCAGAGATGATAAGCTGCTTTTGATTCAATACGATAGCATCGTTCTCGTCACCTATCTCGTTAATGTAAGTTTGTAGATCGGCTGAGAGATCAAAAACTAGTTTATCTCTTTGCTGCTTTAAGACTTGCAAAAAGTGATCCTGATCATAATACTCTTGCATGCCTAAGCTGTCGTCAATCAGTGCTACATCAAAGATGTTGTCCGCGAACTTATTCAGGGAGTTCAGATCAATCTCATCACCGCGCCCCCCAAGGTTAGGATCAAAGTTATATTTCCATCGGTCACCCACAGGTATGATGCCTGAAATAGATGTATATATTGGATCTAATCCTCCTTTTTGGGAGTCGTAGTATAGACCATCTTTAGTTAAAAGGTACTGACCTGTTGTTGTTTGCGGAGGCCCAAACGTAAGGCGGAAAGTTCCTTCGTCGTCGAGACCAGGATCAACTGCTCCAGAGGTGTTTAGTAGAGATAACCCGTACTCAGCATCGTCTTTAAATAAAGGCTCTAAGGAAGGGTCAGCTTGTCTAGCTTGAATTATTTGATTGATTCTAGCTTCTAAAGCATTTGCTTTGTCGATGAAATCTTTTCCCTCATTAGCTAACTCAATTGCAGCAGCATACTTTTGGTTAGCCTCAGCCTGACGTTGTTCTGGAGTTTTATTCTTCGACCCGTAGGAGGGGTCTGAAGCTTCAAGGTAATCTTTGTACCCTCCGACGCAATCAAGAATAGCTTGAACCTGATCAACGGCAGCGTTGATCCCGTTGTAGATATCCGCTCCAAATTCAGCCAAAGCATTGATGTACTCAATTATAACAAAAAGCTGATCAAGGCCAATGCCCATCCAGCCTTCTCCGATCTTAAACTGAAATCTGCCTGTAGCTAAATCAAAGGTAAAGATTCCGAAGTCTAGCTGTACCATACGATACAGCTTATTGATAAACTCCTGCGCTTTTGCTCTAGCCTCTTGAGTGGCTAAAGAAATACTTACTAGAACAGGAGTAGGGAGAAGACTTAACAAGTCTTCACCAAGATTTAAAAGGCAGCTAGGCATACCATAGGTGATACCTAACGCTCGGATTGCGCCAGTTCCTTCTCCTTTTACGCTAAGAAATGTTTCTAGATCAAAAGATGCCATTTATAAAACTCCTGTAAATGCATAATCTCCCAAGTTAAGAATACCTTTTGCTATCGGTGCAGGTAGATTAGAATTAGGTAATGCTAGAGAGGGTAGACCAAGTGTGCCCGGAGGGGCTCCAGCAAGGCTAACTATACTTCCGTTAACATTTGTAGGCCCTAAACTATCAATAATGACAGCAGACTCACCTCTAATAGATAGTGGTCCTAACGAGTTTAATCTTAATCCTCCTACCCCAGCGTTAATATCAATAGTCGTGGCATCTAAAACAATTTTTCCTGCGGTAGGATTTAGGCATTTTAATACAATAGTTCCATCCGGGGCATTGGTCTGAAGTTGAATTAATTGCTGTGTTCCTGTTGGGCTAGTAGTCTCTAAAAATATTCTTCCTATGAGAGGAGACTTGGACATGATGTTTACATCACCCCAATCACTTTGAACATTTACGTTTCCACAAGGGTTAAGAGGATTAACATGTTGAAAATTACCCCAAAAAACTCCATTGGCGCTGTTTCGCACGGTTAACTCTCGACCGCCGCTGCCGACGCGGGCTTCGAGGTCGCTGCCCGTGCTTCGTAATAGCTGAGGACCCTTAGACATAATCTCAATCGACTGCGCGTCTTTTCCAGGAACAAATTGAGGGTTACTTGTTAGTGTAATAGAAGCGTTGTTCCCAGAGTCCAACTTAATGGAGTCAATGCCTGGGCTATCGTGCATCGTAATCTTCTTTCCGCTTCCTGTCCTAAGTTCCGCTTTAACATTATTAACAGTCTTTTGGTCATTCTCGTCTGAAAGCTCTAAAGCTTGACCGTTATTTCCTTGCAAAATTACTTTAGCAGGAACTCCAGCAAGTTTATTTATACCCGGATCTATTCTAGAGAAGGGTGTAGAAGTATTTTCTTTATCCTCACTTGATGTTAACTCAGGAGAAAATGTTGCTCCCATGTAGTACCAGCTATTGCTACCTTCGGGGCAACAAACCAAAATAGGAGTAAATAGCTCAGGGACCGCAATCATTCCAGCAGTCCCCCCACTACCATAAGGGCTAACGTAATAAACAGTTTGAAGCCCCTCCATCCCAGAGATCTTAGCTAAAAATACACCCCTAGTAGAAAGATCTACTCTACTCCTAACTTCTGCTGTCTTTATTTGTGTCTTCTCTAGTTCCATATTATTTTAGAATTTTGTATAAAAATTGGGAGCAGGTATAGTTTTCCACAGATCAGCCTGATCCTTCGGTAGAGTGACCGGAACCGTAAAGTTTTCGTCTCCAACCTTGATGGTTGGGATGTTAACTGTCTCTAGCTTTGTTGTCATATCAATTTTAGCTAACTGAAATTCAGAATGACATTTACCAGAACTTATGGTATGCTTAAGTCCTGTTATAAAATACAACCCAGTTAGGAATCGGTTAAATTTAGATCTTTTTACTTTACCAGAAGTTTTTACAGGGGCGTCTTCAGCTAGTAGGATTACGGGTTTTGATACTAAAGCACCTCTTGTAGCTAGGTTGAAGAAGGGCAGCGTTTGTATGGTTGCGCTTCTAGTTACCTTGGTAATCATATTAGCGAACCTATCCATTAGTTGAGGTGGGGACTGCTCAAGCTCCTCTTCAATTTCTACAGTCATAGCATTTCCGTTTCTACTTATTGCCTCAACAAAACTAGCAATAGCTTTCTCTCTAGCATCTCCATCATCATAGACTTCCTTAACTAAGTCAGGACTTAGCTTATCCATAATCTTTTTTATTAGTTTTTTATTATCTAAAGCAGGACCAAAGGAAGAATACTTATTTGCTAGAACAGCTTTTGCCATACCCGCTTGATCTAATATTTCAAAATCGTTTTCTCTAATATTTATTCCTCCTCCCTCTTTTACGAATTGTGCCACTCGATCTATATTTGCGGCAAAAGTTAAAAGTAGGTTAGCAAAATAATTACCCTCATCTTTAGCTTTTATGGAGAGCACATTCGGATTTTGTGTGTTATACCTGAAAATAGGAATAGCTTGTTTTTCAACGTCTTCATCAACATCAGTAACGCCTTCAACACTGGCAAGGGCAAATTTATCAGGAACAGAGTAAAGGTTTCCTAATAAGTACCCAGGGTATTTTACACGATTCTTTTCTTTAATTTTATTAGCGTATTCTCCGCTACCAAAGAAAGCTAAGTCGTCTTTGTAAATATACCCAGCTAGGTCTTTCATTCGGTCTCCAGTGTAAACTAAAGCATTAATAAAAGATGCATCTCCTAATATGTAAGTATCCTTGTTTGAATCAAAGCCGGGGAGGTCTGATAAAATATCAAGTAATTCCATATCTGACTCCGCAATATAAATTGGATAAGGCGTATATGCATCACCAGATACTTTACATATATTATTTATTACTGATTTAACTTTTGCTAGTGCGTCTGGAGTTTTTCCAGTATCAGAAGCCTCCATTGATGCGTAGAATTCATTATTTTCATAAAGGTCGTCACCCGCTCGGAGCGGGATACCACCAGACTTCGCTTGCTCTACTATCTGCGCTGGAAGCAGATTTGGTCCGGAATTTGCGTTCGCCTGTGTAACTTTATAAGGACCCTTCGGAGTTATTAACAACTGTAAGCCTAGCTTTTTCAAAAGAGCTTCTACTGCAAATCTTTTATCTTCATACCCATAGTTAGGGCCGAATCCACCGGGAGAGGTTTCTCCTTTTACCCTTTCATAATACTTGGAAAGGGTAATATTGAGATTTGGTAGTAATAAAATAACATTAGCTCCCCCAGTGAACTTTTTCACAAATCTAGTTACAACATCAACTACAAGTTTATGAATGTCTAGATCACCACCTAGTAAGTCGTCGCCATCACCGTAAATCGGAAAGCCCGATCTATCATTTCCAAAAAAATTTAACTCATCGCTATAAGAGGTAAATCTAGTTTTATATCCATATAGGACTGCATCTAAACTTTGGTTGTATAATCCTTTCCTGTTATCTTTATTTAAAGATCGAGGAACAGGAGCAAATCTAAGTGTAATTTTTCTTGTTTTTGAGGGATCTAAAACTACGCCTGTTATCATTAGTCTTTGTACAGGAGACCAATATTCAGGATTTGGACCTACACCAAAGGAAAGATAAAAGTATTTTGTTTTGCTGAGGTCCACTATATTTTTAAATTCCGCAGAGCCAAGCTTAGATAATTCCTTAGTAGACTTTAATATTTCTTCTTCTTCTTTTTTTTCTATTGAGTTTTTTTCTTTAGGATTTCCGAAAGACAGATACCTGCCTAGAGATAAAAATGCACTTTGTGTATTGATATATAAATCTTCAAATTCGTTTTTAGGATCTATAATCTCTAAAATAGCCTCAGTCTCCGAACCCATCATGTTGTAGTTAAACGAAATAATGTTTGGGTTATTTTGGGTGCTAAACAGAAATACATCTTTGTTGTCTTGTGTAAACATAGGTGCTCCTGAGCCCAATTTCTGGAGGGCTTTGTTTAGAGCATCTCTGCTTTCAGATATAATGATGTTCCCCGCTGCAACTGTCATGATAACTTAGGTATTAATATTCTATCGTTTACTTTAAACCCTTCGAAAGGATCTGATATGGAGTTAACTTCCATTAGAAGCCACCACTTACCTGGATCTCCATAGAATACATTTGATATTAAATCCGGCCTGTGCGCGTATCCCTCAGGGACGTAACCGATTTCATACTCATAAGAAGTGTCAAGATTTTCTAAGAGTAAATCATGGCCTTCACTATGAACAATTGTATTAACTGTATTGTTTCTATGCCTTACTACGGTCTCACCTAATTCGTAAGGGCCTCTATCCTGCGCTATTCCCTCTGGCATCAGTTAAACCTCCCTGGGTCCATGCTTTGGTGTGGACTTGAGATTACTGCTTCCCAACCAACTAGGTTGTCTCTAGCGACCAAATCTCCTGGTTTGAACTTTTCGTAGTCTCCCGCTCGTAACTCTTCTAACCTCATTGATACCTTAACTTGACGAGGCATCATAGTTTGAAGATCGTACCCTGCTGCTTCGACTGGTTCGAAGTTGTAGTCTGTGCATATACAAGGAATATTTTGGAACATTATACCGTGATTCAACCTGACTACAGGAGGACCGTAAATAGGCTGCTCTGAGTTATTTGTAACTGAAGCTCGAATAATGTTCATCCAATACATAACTAAATTTATTAGTCTGTACTTTTCTTTAGATGCAGAAAGTGTATTGCTAGGATTATTATTGAAAAGTGTCGTTGCGTTTGATTGAGCTAAATACCCCAAAGGGACATCAACACCTGGAAAAAGATTAAAATTAGTTTGTTGAAAAACAGGATCTAAAGTACGAACTTCACTAAATTGAGTATTCGAATAAAACTCATTAAAGAACTTTTCCGCATCAGCCTTAAGCCCTCCCCTTGCTCCTCCAACGCTTTCTATTTCTCCTGCGGCGGGAGCAAAGAATCTATTTCTTTCTGCTTCATTATTCTCTACGGATACTGTGCTAATGTAGTTTTCTAATGCAGTGGACGTACCTTGCTCTAATATGTGAGGAAAGTTCAAGTTAAAAGTTAGATTTAACTTTCTAGATTCGGCTCCGAGGTAGGTGTAAAGTTGGCTGGATCTGGCTAATAAATCGTATTTTTCATACCTTGCTCTTTTCGATTCCGTTATGCTTAGGTTTTCAAAGAAAGGCATAGTTACGGCGGTATCTACGCCTCCACCCACAGAGGGAAATTCAAAAGTAAGCTTAGACCTTTCCTCTAGCTTCCTATCTTTAATAAACTGGCTCATTATCTAGCTCCTCCTATCGCGGTTGCACCTGGGCCAGGAGGTATATCCTTGCCGATGACATTAGCTATATCTACTTGTGCTTTCAATGAAGCAAGAGCGATGTCCCTCTCTTCATCATAGTTAGATAGTGTTATAGCAAGAAGAGTGTCGCCTAAGCTTTTTACAGATTCTGTCATAATCATTGTAGGCTCTGCAAAATCAGGAGGTTCTTCCGTATTCTCTTTAATGTCGTTTAAATACTCATTCATTATCCGCAACTGCTCGTCTGGGTTCAACTGTTCTATTTTAAACTCGTCCAGCATCTGGCTAACACCTTGAACCACAGTTCCAAAATTATCTTCAAAGCTCCCACTCCTTGCTTCTTCAATCTGTCGCTCCAGGTCTTTTAACATCGCAAAGCCGTCAGCGGCCATCATTGTTTCGTGCTTATACTTTGAATAGATTTCACCCTTCTCGTTGGTTTTTCTAATTTCTATGGCTCTCTCAAACATCTTATCCCTAGACATTCTATCGTTCATCTCGCCATACTTATTAATTATTCCCTGCTCCGTCAACTGAGTCTTTAGTTCATCTCTTTGTTTCTTTAGGGGGCCAGTAATACTTTCAATTAGATTAGATTCAAATTTCTCCCCCATACTTTTTTCAGGAAATAGAGTCATTTGGGTCCCCGCTTTGTATAAGTAATTGCTATCTATATTTATTAGTTCGTCGAGAATACCACCTACTTTATTCAACAACAAGGATGCGAGAGACACAAACAGGTTTGCAATCTTAGCCATGCTGTTGTATATGTTTATAAATACCCTGGCTATGGCTTCAGGGTCTTTGATTAGCGTAGATAGTTTATTAGAAAATTCTTGAACTTTAGGAACAAGAACAGTATTCAGTGCTCTCATGAACGATGCAATTGATCCGTATAATTCTGTGAAAACTACCTTGTCAAAAGGCTCAAGTATCTCATCAAAAAGAACTGATATTTGATCAGCAAAGTTAGCCCTCTCTATTTGTTTTTGTACTTTTCTAGGATCCATCTCTCCTAGAGCTTTAATAGAATATGCTACATTACCTAGGGCGTTAACCGGAACAGAGAATCCCTCAATCATAGTTCCAAGATCGCCCGCCATGCTATCCACAACTCGACTTGATTGTCTCGCAGCGTCCATAAACGCTTTCTGCACACCCGCCTCATCTAAACCTTGAATAGCCCTAGTGAAGCCTTGGACACCCAGGATGCTTCTTTTCTGCATGGCTTCAAACGAAGGGTCGAACATCAACTGAGCAAAATCTTTGAATTGCTGTTGCATCTCAGGACCAAGTTGCCCCGCCGCTTTTACTAGCCCTGCAACTGCGGACTCCATTCCAGCAGATTTAAACAGAGGAATAAACTGTTTTATGGCATCTACTGATTCTACTAATGTATCTATACTGACCGTAAATTTATCCCTGGTATCTCTAAGAGTTTCTACTAGAGTGTTTCTCTGTCTAGTATCCATTCTCATAGTGGTGTTAAGAAAAGCTAGAGATTTTGCTGTTCCTTTTACGTCACCACCAAGAAGCATCTGTTCATTGATCAAGTCTCCTATCGAACCATTTATCTCATCAAGCTCAATACCTGCTCTTAGTCCTTCGAAAACAACTCCTAGTCGCTGAGTAAAATCACCACGAAACTGATCGACCATCAACTCTTTAATAGGCTTATCCCGATCAATAACACCTCTAGACACTAGATCATTAAAATCTTCATTTAGTTTAGAAACACTCTCTGAAAAGGATGTTCTTGTAATATTACCTTGTTGATCCATTCGATCCATTGTAATGTTCAACTTTGATAGGCTTTCTCCAAGACTATCATTCCTTCTTGCAACATCCTTTATGGGTCCTAAATCAGTACCTAATTTAGTGGTCGATTCCTTGTAACTTTTTGATAATTTATCCGTGCTTTCTTTTAGATCCCCAAGAGTACCTATTTTTGCTGTTGTAGCGTTTAAACTCCTTGCTAACTCGTCCGTGCCTTTCCTAACATCTCTAAGCGCACTTTCCGTCCTAGCGGCTGAATCTTTAGCTGATTTATTAAAGTTCTTCTGTAGCTTATCACTTATAGTTAACTGCTTTGTAAGCCCTCCAAGTGACTGACCCAGCGCCAATGAAGCCTTCTGAGCTTTATCCGCCTGTTCCACCTGAGTTTTTATCTGACCTATAAGTGTCCCTAAAGTAGCATTTAAAATTTCAAATGTTAGTGCAAGCATTATATTTCAATTCTCCATACAGGGCTTTGGATCTTGGAGAGAATGTAGGTTCTGTAATTCTCTTCAGGTAGCTCCTTATTCTTATATAGAGTAACTAAAGACTCCGGGGTATAATCTGCCGCTAAAGGAACTTTGAAGCCTGTAAAAAGTTTATTACCCGTTCTAGCGTCCTTAACCACTGGGGTAACGGACAAAACAACTACCCAATCACCCTGGTAGAGGAACATTACTAGCCTACCTTTGTCTATACCTGACGCCGATTTAGGCACTATATGGATTTTTAGCGGGTCGTTTCTATCGACCTGATATAAAAATCTGGTAATTGGTAGTGAAAAAAACCTCATTTGATACTCTTATATATTAGTATATAGGTAATCAAATTGAGCAAAAACATAGACATTGAAATAGTAGACTTCCTTGACCTGATAAATCATACACTGAGTAATGCCTTTACAGAAAAGTGGAGACATAAGTATAGTGAAAAATTTATAAAGCATTTCCAGTTGAAGCTTCTTGACTCGATGAATAAACAGAAGCCTATAAAAAAGGAAATGCTTTATAATTATCTTACTAAGAAGTGTAAGTACTCAAAAGAACAGGTATTAAACTTCTTTTCTACTATTGATATTGATATTTACAAACCTTTTATTTACGGTCCTTTGAAGATTTCTTCTTAGCCTTTAGCTCGTCAAACTTCTTGGTACAGGTCTGTGGGTCGTTATACTCAGGACACAGACCCTTATAGGCACACCAGTTACAGAAATCGTTCCTGCTAGGCTTTAGTTCCGCTTTCTTCTTCTTTCTGATCTTCCAGACCTCATCAACTATGTTCTTGACATGTGCATTGATCTGGGGTACGCTATACTGGACATGCACGAAGTTGTTCGTCAAGGGATAGTAATGTGCAGCCACAATATTCTTGACGGGCACATCGTACATCTTACTGACAGCATACACATAGCCCTTCAACTGTGAGTCCTGGTATAGGTCTACCTTGCTCTTCTCTCTCTTTGAAGTCTTGTAGTCTATCACCAGATAGCCTCCGTCTTTGCCTTTGATTACACGGTCAATGACGCCATTGAGAGTTATATCGTCCTTTACAGGGACCTGGAAGACTAGCTCTGTGGCGATGCTTCCCTCTAACCCAGCGTTGAACTCAAGAAAGTTACGGAAACACGTTGAATCTTTGCCCTCATACTTCTTTGATATAGTCCATGTGCCTTTCACACT